ATTCAGCTTGTCCTTCAATTAAATCAAGATCAAGTTCATCTATTTCCCAATAGTGAATACCTCTATTACCCCATTCTTGAAATAATATATTAAGAGATCTTCTAGCAGACTTAAGTTGATAACCTGCTACAGAATTTAATCCAATACGTTCAAAAGCATCTTCTATTATTTCATCAATAGCAAATGTTTTATCGAACGTTGTAGTGCCCGAAGTAGTATTAGCCATTTAATCTCCTAGCCCGTATATCCAAGTGTAACAGAACCTGTACCAGATATAGTTGCGTGAACTGATGTTTCAAATCTTATTCCTTCACCGGGAACAAAGATATCTAAACCTTCTGTTCCAAAGTGAGCTAAGAAAAGTATAGTTCCAGAATCATCTGCACTATTTCTTAGTGTAAGTTGTCCACTAGCGTGTCCTTTTGCTTGAATATAAGTTATTCTTGCAGGACCAATAGCAGTCGAACCACCAGCAATAGTTTGAACCTGACCTGTAGCTGTTATTCTTGTAAATCTTTGATCTGACATTTTTTCTCCTTAAAATTTATATGTGGGGCCGAAGCCCCACACTAATTATTTATTATGCAAAATTAGTATTTTGTTGGTACAAAATAGTAAGTCTAACTTCACCAGCAGTTGTAGCTGCAGAGTTAGTCACGTTTAATCTTTGATCAGACGTTCCAATATCTTCCCAAGCTAAAGCTCCTCCTGCTTTAGTTGTTGGATATTTTCTACCAGCAGTAGTACCAATTGCTTCTGCGTTAACAAGAGCAGTAGCTGCTCCTCCAACAAAACCAATACTAATGTTAGTTGCATCTGAAGATGCTGTGATTACGTCAAAAACACAATCAATGATTTGTGAGTTTGCTGGAATGATTACATTTGTTGCTGTTGCAGCAAGTGCTCCTCCAGATAAATCAACTGCAAAGCTTTGTGCCATTACAACTTGACCTGTGTTTTTCATGTCAGTTCCAACAACAGTACCAGTAGTATTTTTAATAGTACCAGCTAATATTGGTCCTGAAAATGTAGTGTTTGCCATAATTATATCCTCCTAGTTTCCGAACACTGTCTCTAGGCCGTCGACTATACTCGTCAGTGTTCTTATTTAAATTGTATAGTGTAAATGTTATATGTTATTTTTTAGTAGAGTGCAAGAGAGCCTACGGTATTTATGCATTTCAGCGATGTAGCTTTTGACTAAGTAGCTACAGAAACTTGTGGAGCTGCATCTTCGACAGTATTTTGTCTGTGAGCAATAGCTGCTTCTTCCAGCTTAATGTCAGTGATAACTTTTTTAACTTTGTCATCAATTCTGACCATTTCAAGAGTATACCTACCATTAGATAGATGCTCCTGTTCCCACTTCAACTCCAAGGACCTTTTTGCTTTGTATAGGTCTTGTATCATTAACAACCTCCTCATAGGTTATTCTATTCAACGGACCAAACATTCCCGTTTTTTCCCAAACTATACTATTTTCTCCAAGTTTGTCAAGGATTGATTGTTCCAGTGAATTCGGATCATCTGCTGACTCTACTTTAAATTTTGAGTAGTGGCCGTACGCATTTATTGTAACTAAAAATTTTTTCATAAGTCTCACCTTTTGTCTTGTAAATGAGGCCGTTTTTAGGCGGCCTCATAAATTACTTATTACGCTGCTCCTGATACTCCGAAGATACCTCTAGGGTCTGATACGCCGAAGCTGTATCTTTCTCTAGCTTTGTATCTAACGTTTCCAGTATCGAAGTCGCCTTCCATTGCAGTTGTCAATGGAGCTCTTGTGAACATTTTCATACCATTAGGTACGTCTGTTAAGATAAAGAATGCATCTGTATCAGTTAGGTAGTTGTTCACTCTATAACCTTGAGGAACCATACCCATAGATACGATTGCATTGATATCGTTATCAGCTGTTCCAGTTCTACCTTGAGATTTCATTAATCTCTCAGCTGTAAACTGAAGCTCAGAAGGAATGATCATTTTCAATCCTCTTGCTGCAACTCTTAGACCTCTTTCGTCAGTCATTTGACCAATGTCGATCAAAGATTGTTCTAACGAAGTTTCGTTAAGATCTGCTTGTGTAGTCAGAGTATTTTGGAAAGACCCTGATACAGTCGAGTGTGATGTACTAAATAAATTAGCACCGTCACCAGAAGTGAAACCACCACCGAAACCATTAATTAATGGTTCAACAGCTTTTACTTGTTTCGCATTCGACATAGATCTTGCTAAAGCTTTTGTATATCTAGACGCAAGTCTGTCATACAAATTGTCCTCAATCGCTTCTTCAGTGATTGCGAACGCTAAAGCTACTGTCTCGTGAGTGTAACGAGCAGTGAAAGTTTCCTGTGCTTCATCAAATGAAACTCCAGAACCTTCACCTTTTACTTGTGCGTTTCCGAATCCAGATAACATAACTTCTTCTTCAAAAGCTCTGTCACTGTTTTCAGCAGTATAAATCTCAGCATGCTGATTTTCATACCTTTTATATTCCAGGCCGAATAGTGCATTCAATCCTGGCTCTAGTTCTTTAACTAGTTGTGATCGTGATATAGCCATAATTTATCTCCTATTCTCCTATTACGATTGTAGTTCAAGTAGATTAGCAACTACTACTACTGATGCAAAAGCTGCACCAATATCTTCGTTTTCCGGATCTTCTGCAGATCTTAATAATCTCCATGAAGCTGCATCTGCGCTTGTGTCGCCTATATCTAATGTCGCTGAAGACTTACCAGTAGTTGTACTACCAGCAGAAGCATTCATGTCATAAGTTTCTAGGAAACCCGCTTGTGCTACAGTTGCGTCCGTTGCTACTACGTATTGTTGTTGAGGGTTATCGTATACAAATGCATCGATATCTTCTGAGTTTGCTGGTGTTACTTGCACGTAATGATTTGCAAACGTCGGCTTTAAAGTTGTAGCCGCGTTATAAAATATTCCGTTTAGTACGCCCAAAATCGGAGTATCAGTTCCCTGACCTTCGACAATGTAACCAGCAGCAGAAGCAACAGCACCACCATGAAATATAGTAGTTGCATAACCCGCATCGATTTTGTATTTGCCCTGACCAGAAGTCGCTGGAGTTGATCCAAGCGTTCCTGCAGCAGTCAAACCAAAACCTTGTGTGTTTTTATTTGCCATAGTTGTTTCTCCTTATGTACCTGCCCCGAAGGGCCTCCAGTACGGTTTATATAATTCAGTGATTTAAAAAATTACTTTTTCGTACCACCGAAGGTTACACGAGACTGCCTTTCAACATTGATCGGCATCCTCTTATCCTGCTCCCTCATTAGATCGTTGTTTACAGCATCGCTACGTTCTTGATGTCTATTCAACATGTAGTCGTTTCGTTGCTCAACTATCTCTTCGGGTACCTTCGCAAGGAGAAGGCCACCTACCCCAATAACCCCTTTGTATTTGCCCTCATCGAGGACTGGATAATCGCTGGCGTTTTCAACTTCTTCGGCACGAACTAATTCATAACCTTCTCTTAATTTTCCAGTTATGTTTTTCGTATCTTGAAATCCTACGACTTCAGCTCTAATCCATCTATACCTGAATCCATCAGGCGCAGGGGGTGCATCTAGAGAAGATGGTGGAACCCACACTTTAGGTCTCTCAGATTTTGACCGTGTTTGGCTCGCACGAGAAGTATTTTTTTCGTCTTTTGTCATGTTACGCTCCTTCCGTGTTTTTTAATTGTTTTGCGTATTCTTCGAGTGGCACACCTAATTTTTTAGCTATTGCTACCTGTGATGATGTGAGTCTCACAGTTTTGCGACCAGGCTTTACGCTTCTTTGTGCTGAAGCGACCGTCTGAACGGGAGCTGTCGTATTTATTTTAGTATTACCAAATTTATGTGGAAAGTCAATCTTAATTCTCTTATCAACTTCCGCATAATACTCGTCAGAACTTGGATCATACCCTTCTTTTTCAGTAAGATCCTTATGTATCTCAAACGCAGTGTAAGTCATTGCTCTATCAGACCCAAACCATGAGTTTTTTGCAGCCCATGCTTCAGCTCTTGGATCCGGATTAATTGGATCGTCTCTTTGAGGAATGTTTACATTATTTGCTTGAGAAAGTTGTTGTACAGGCTTCTCTTCCTGTGTTGTTTGTCTACCCTCTTTTGCCGATTCAAGTTTTGCATTCTCAAATGCGAGTTGTGCAATTCTTTTATTAGCTTCAACTTGAGCTTCTGCATTACCAGATTCAATTGCTGCAGCTAATTCTTTTTGTGCAGACTCTAAACCTGACGATATAGTTGTCTCAAATTTTTTAATGTAATCAGAATCCGTTTTCTCAAAACGTTTTTCTAATGCTTGTCTTTTTTGTTCTACAGCTTGTGCATATTCAACAGCAGCTTGTTCTCTTCTCTCTGCTTCTCTCATTTTACGAGTTAATTTCGCAATACGAGATTGTACACCTTTACTATAGTCTTCTAACTCACTATCATCTTTTTTTTCTTCTAACTTT